CAAATTCTTCTAAATAATCACATTACATGGGAAATTCGACTAAATTGAATCCAAGACCTAAACCAGCGCCCTGTCTCATCGAACTTCCCATGGAAGGAATGAAGACATCAAGAATGGCAAATGTGGCTGCGGCGGTTAAAGCGATAACAATAACTTCCTCAGCATTGAGAGATTTACGAGGAACCAAAAGGGCGACAATAGCAACGACCAAACCTTCGACTAAATATTTAATACCACGCTTGACCAATTCACCCAAATCAAACATATTGCTCATTTATATATATAATAATGAAAATATTTTCGGACGTAATATATAAAAATGTAATATAGTGTATTTTAAAACACGTTGTTAAATAATGAACAAAACAAATGAATATGTAAAAATGAATATAAAAAAAAGAGAACTTGATATATATATTCAAATATGCCATCCAATCAAAAGTTTCCTCATAAAAAAAAATCAAACGGTGAAATTAATCCTAAATATATTGATTTATGCGACGAAGACCAGCCGATTGCAGGACAAAAATTCGCATGTATTTCATTTTTATCTCCCGAGAAGATCTTGAAAAAAAAGGAGTTGTTTTTGTTTTATCAATTTGTAAAAGGGTGGGATTTATATAAATCAATGGAAAAGTTTTCAAATTTTCTAAACTTCATTTCATACAAGTATAAAATTGACATAAATCAATTAATGGAAGATTTCAAAGAATTTGCTAAAGAAGAGGAAAAGACAATCAATGAATCTTCCGTGGAGGATGATTATAAAAATTTCTTGGATAAGCGTGAAGATAAATTGAGTGAAATATTTAATCGAGAACATGCATTTCAAACATCCGTAAGAGGTTTAAAAATAAGAGGTTCGTTTTCAACTCAAGAGGAGGCAGAAATGAAATGCAAAGCGTTGCGTGAAATAGATTCAAATCATGATATATTTGTTGGTCCGGTTGGCCAGTGGTTAACGTGGGATCCTGACGCATACAAGACCGGACGTGTCGAATTTTTAGAAGAAGAATTAAATCAATTGCATCATGAGAAATTGAAGAATGAGCAAAAGGCAAAAGAAGAGTTTGATCAACGAGTGAAAGAGGCTAAAATAAAAGCAATCCAAGAGAACATTAAAAACGCAGAGAATAGTGGAAATGTATTAACACAAACATTGGATGAAAATGGCAATTTGATTGGTGCGAATACGATTAATTATGATGAGCGTGAGGTTGCTGATGAAAAAACACAAACAAACATAAGAAATGAATTGATTCAACAATCGAAAAAAGGGCTAAAACCAAAAGACAATGTAAGTATGCCAACAATAACAGAAAAAAACGGCGACGATGAAGATAGTTAGATTGATTGTTTATTATCGCACAATAAAAAGCCGGGGTTTTTCATACAAAATATAATCATTTTGTATGAAACCAAACCATATATGGGTTCAAATGGAAGCATGTTATTCCCCGTTTCCATTCGGAAAGGGGGTTGGAAGAATAGACATTAAAATTCGGCCTCATGTTTTCGAAAAAGACAACCTTGCTTTGTTAGATTCGGGATAGAAACAATTAAATTCGCATCTTGAATAGAACAATTTTTCATCCATATTTTTATAATACAAAAGTGTTTTTTAGGAGAAATGGTAATCCCGGTAATAAGTTCATTTTGTTTAGGTTCTGCAAAAATCGTTTCCCCACAAAGAGAATAAAATAAGTCTGCCCAAACACTCATGACGTATTTATTTATTACTTTGAAAGAAAAACAACCACCATTTTTATTATTTTCATCTTCCCACGTTGGTGTTATATTCGATCTCATTACAAATAACATTGATTGTTTTATCACTGTTTCGGGTAAGGCATTTTGAATAGACATCATTTTATCAATTGAATCAATATCTTTAAAAATAAGAGTATAACTACTTAAATCCCATTTTTTATTATATGGTAAATGGTAATACAAATCCCATTTACCAATTAGTTGGTGATCAAGTGTTTCTTCAAATAAAGAATTCGAAATATCATTGGAAAAAATCATTCTAACAAGTATACCTTTATATATCTATATATATCTATATATTATTTGGAGTGGGTAGTGTTATTTTTGTCTTTGTTGGCAATAAAAAATACAATATGAACAATATTTTTTATTATGAACAACCTAATTTTTTTACAAAATTGATGACAATATCACAACAATATGTGCAATATATACAATCTCTTTTTTACAGAACCAATGTAATATGCAAGACAATATATGCAACACAATATATGCAAGACAATATATACAACACAATATATGCAAGACAATATTCAATAAAGATATTATTTTTACAAACCAATAATCTCAATAAATTATCTACTTACTAAAAAACACAAAAACACAAAATCACTTGTCTTGTGTAAAGAAACGATAAAATTCATGTTCTAATATACAATTTCACCGTTTGTCCATAAAACGAAACATAAACGAAACAGTTTGTCATCAATAAACATTTGCCAATTGCATTTATCTTTTTTAGTTTCATCTAAATCTATGGTAAACGGCGTGTCATTGGAACACACATTGACAATATCCGTAATGTATTTTTTATAAGAATTTTTCGATTTAGGTGTTGATATTTGAAGACAGTTCACATTTGGATTTAAAATAAAATCATGCAATTTGTCATAGGTAGGATTGTTTTTGATTTTGGTCAGTATCCAAAATATTTTATCTTTCTTTTTAGTCAATGTGAATATTTCGTCGTTTTCATTTAATCCATCAACGACAATTGGAATGTATTTGCTGGTTGTAGGAAACGTGTCTTCTATATTTTTAATATTTTTGGGGTTTACAAATAAATTTTTCGATGAAGATGCTGTGCTATATTTCATAGTGGTAAAAGGATCTTTATAAAAGGTTTCATATTGATTAATGGCTTGTATAGATGTTCTGTGTGGTCCAGTTTTATGTCCATTCATAATGTCATCTTTCCAATATCCGGTCATTCTTCCGGGTAATCCTTGAACCTGTACATTTGTATCGAACTTTCTCACATATTTTTCGTGTGTCGCGCCGATTTTCTTCTTCCATTCGTTTGGAATTAGATTTGCACGGCGATAGAATCCTTTCACTGCAATTACAACATGATTGACTATATTATCAAATATAAGAGTTAGATCTTCGTGTTCTATTTTTTCACACGATGTATGATTTTTAAAATCAATGCCTTTTCTTATACACGCATTGTGTATGAAGTCCTTGTTTTTTTCATCTGTACGAACAATATGAACTCTAAAATCATTGTCGTATTTTTGTATAATGTCTTCTTGAACCCATTTATCGGCACTTGTATCATCTTCGATTGGATAAAATTCTTGTATGATTCCTAGTTCTAAAAACTCATTATGTCCTATGTATGTATCAGGTATAGTCATGTGATACACGTGATGTTTATCACCCCATCTGTATAAATTACGCAATTCGTTTATCATGGTTGCAGAGACAAATATAAAACGGATATTATTGTTTTCCATGTATTTTATATCCAATACATTACTGTCCTTTAGTATAGAATGTAATTTTTGGTCTTCTTTATCCCCTGTGTCGATTTCGTCTATAATAATAATGGCATTTTTAATGTTTGATATTTTTGATTTTAATCCTTGTAATTTTCCATGATGATAAACGTTTTCTTTGAAACAAGTGGGTATTTTATCTTTCATGTCATCTTCCCATGATTTGTTGCTCATGCCAGTAATAAAGAATATATTTTCCATGAGTAAACAAAAATCGTTGTCTGGATGAGTTGCCATGTTTTTAGCGATTTCAATCATAAGTCCGTCCATACCTACCTTTGTCCTTTTAAGAATACTAATGACTCTTTTATTTTCTTCATAAAACATTTTACATATAGCGGAAGCATCTTCTTTTTGATTATCGAATATATATTCTCGACTTGCTTTTATATCGCCTTTTATAAATAACTTTTTATTTTTTATTATAGCGTTTTGATAATCATTTAATACCATATTTCTATTCAGATCAAGCAATTCGATTTCTCTGTTCGAATCCATTGATTCATCGTGTGTTCCGTTCGAATCCATTGATTTATCGTGTGTTTCGTTCGAATCAATGGACTCCGTTTCTGTTGATGTTCTCTTTAAGTCGATCATTTCCATTTTCAGCAATCACAATAAAATGAATCAGGTGGTCAAGTTCTAAAATAATAATTTTGCAATTTTACTTATATAAGCATCATAAATGCATATATAAAAAAATAAAAAAAGTAAATCAATTTTTTGGATGAAAAAAATAGACAGTTTTATAAAAAACGGTGATAATAATTATATTATTTACGAAACAACAAACAAACAAACAAACAAACAAACAAACAAACAATGAATCAACAAACAAACAAACAAACGACTACAGCCCCATTGAATAATCGTCTTCCATGCAAGTAGGAAATGTATTTTTTGTAATCGGAACACGAATATTTTCGATATTATTTTGTATTTCGATTTTGGAAATAGAACAGGGATCATTTTCTTTCGTGGAATTTGACAATTGAAACATTTTTTCTATTTCTGTTTGTTCTTTATTTGGATGAACCATTTCCCCCGTAAAATCCAACTTTGTTATTTCTTCCATATCCATGACTAAATTGAAAACATTTGTTCCAATTTTCGCCGATTCGCCTAACATGACAGAACTTGAAACACTATTTACTTCGTCAAATTCCGAATGTCGAGCTGCATCTAATAAAACTTCGGTATGAACTTCAAACGTTGCTTTGCTAATTGGTCCAATATTATCATTTAAAATACCCGTACGAAATATTTCCACCATGTTTTTATTACAGGACATGCGATCACATAATAAACTCAAATGATGATAATTTATATATACACCGGAAAATTCCATGACTTCCACCATTTCATTGTATAATACTTGTCGCGCGGCTTCGATCCCTAAAATATCAAATACTTCACGCACATCATTACTCCATGTTTTTTTATAATTAATAAAATCCAATGCGAGAGTGTCCAATAGATTTGATCCCGTTGTATCTAGAACCCAAACATCTTTTTTAACAAATTTACCATCTTCTTTAACGACAACGTTCTGGTTTTTACGGGGTAATACGTTAGTAATACCATCGACCCCTTTTAAAACAATATTATTTAGCAAATTGTCTTGAAAGTTTTTAATAAGATAAATGTCATCCATTTGATCAAGAGATTCACTTTGTCCACGTTTGCGATTGTTTTTAGTGAAAATTTTAGAATTGGGACGAATACGAAAGACGAGTTTGTCAGAATTGTAGTCGCTATAAACACACGAAATGTTTTCTCCTTGGTGCCCATATTTAATCGCAAAATGTATGTCATCCATTGTAATATTTTTGCTTAACATTGTTTCTTGATCAAGTTCTAATCGAACAATCCATTTTGATTTAGTATTCGTATCATCCTCTTTATTTTGAGAACCATTGCATTCAGCAACCATATTTTCAAATTCATGAAATTGTTCTAATAACAGTTTGTCTTCTTCGATAAACGTCTTGTTTTCAAATGGATCAAAACAAATTTTGAAAGAGATGACAATATCAATTAATCTTGTATATTCAATCATTTTTGCAAAATAACTGGCACGATCACGGTTGGTTTGATCAATAGGGTTCAATTGAATTGTCAAAGAAGGGTTTTTAGGATTTTTGGTTAAACGAAGCAATTCTTCAATACGGGGAACACCGCGCGTAACATTCGATTTACTTGCAATACCACTTCCGTGAAATGTATTGAGAGTTAATTGGGTGGATGGTTCGCCAATACTTTGTCCAGAAATAATACCAACCATTTCACCCGGATGAACAATCGCCTTTTTATATTTCAAAACAATATTTTCTAATAAAACAATCAATGCTTTACGATGGAATCGTTTTTTGACAAGCAATTCTTTAGGCGTTAAGAAGAAATAATAAATCGTTTCAAATAATTTCGACGGTTCCATAAAAGGAATGCGTTTGATCATTTCAAAATATTGTTCTATTAAATCAAATGCTTCAAACGGTGTGATATCAACAACCGAACCTGCATTGAGATCAAATTGTCCTTGCGTATTAACAATAATATGTTGAAATGATACCGGGATGACAACATTATTTTCATTTTTATTGCGAAAAACGCTTTCTACAATATGATCGCGTTCTGTGATCATTTTTTCAATGTATTTTTGACATTTTTCTTTGCATTCAATGAACTGTTTTTTAATTCTGGATGATGCACCTTTTGTATAAACGGAAAGCAAATCTTTATTCACATCGTTTGTTCCTAAAATATCATAATGTGTATAAACATCTTCAATTGTCATTTCTACTAATGGAATGATTTGGTTCTCTGTTTTAGTAGAATCAAAACCGTCATCGCCATATTTATATTGAATAATTTTGCCTTTACTATTTCTTACCGTCATATCATATTCCACTTTAATATCTTCTAAACCTTTAATGAGACGGCGTTGAATATATCCCGTTGTGCTGGTTTTTACAGCGGTATCAATGAGACCAATACGTCCGGCCATTGCATGAAAGAATAATTCCGTAGCGGTGAGACCACTAATATAGGAATTATTGATGAAACCGCGTGCATTCGGCGAATCATCGAATTTTGTAAAATGTGGCAGTGTGCGGCTATCAAAACCATAAGGAACACGATTTCCGTCCACGTTCTGTTGTCCTAAACATGAAATCATTTGAGAAATATTCATGACATCACCTTTAGAACCCGAATTCACAATCATAAGAAACCGATTGTTTTTACTCAAACTTTTTCGTCCAATTTTTCCGGAATCTTTTGTTGCATCATTCAATATATTTTTGACACGCAATTCGAATTCTTTTTGATTATTATTTGCGGTGATATTCTTGAAAATGCCTAAATGAACTTGTTGAATCACACTTTGAACTTCAAGTTTTTTCAATGAAATAACTTGTGAAATTTCGACGGATGTTTTACGATCACTGATTAAATCGCTAATTCCAACACTAAATGAACTGGTTTTCATGTATTCAGTAATCACGTTCTGTAAATCGTCGATGAAATCCGCCGCTGCAATATTACCAAAATCATTGAATGTTCTGTGAATAATTCCTTTTGTTCCACCGGCAAATACGGATTTTTCAATTTGACCACGAATATATTTTCCATTGCGGATTTCTAAAACATTGTTTGAAGTTTGATAGTCTTCATTGTCTTCAAATAATTTTGTTTTGTACATTAATGTAAGTGGGGGCATAATTTGTGAAAGAACATCAAAACTATTCAAGTGTTTGCCCTCCGCTTTATCACGCAATTCTTTTACATTCACATGTTTATATGCCATCAATAAATTCATTGCAGTTCGTGGTGATAATTTGACGTTTGGCCGGGTAAACCGGTAAGAACCTAAAAGGGAATCTTGAAAAATGCCAATAATAGGTGAATTGTTTGTTGGACTCACGATTTGATATGGAATAGCGGCTAAATGGCGAAGTTCTGTTTCCGCTAAAATGTTTTGACTACAATGCATATTCATTTCATCACCATCAAAATCACCATTGTATGGTTTTGTAACACCAACATTAATGCGAAAGGTCTCGCCTTTTTTCATGATTTTAACAATGTGTGCCATCATACTCATCCTGTGCAAACTGGGTTGTCGATTGAATAGAACCGCGTCCCCGTTCATCAAATGACGATGAACCACATCACCGTTTTCTAATTGTATAGAACCTCGATCAACGTATCTCAAAGAAATATTTTCGCCGTTTTTACGTTCTAATATTTTAGCACCCGGATGTATGTCCGGTCCGTTTTGAACCAATTTCAATAAATAATTGCGATTCAAATCATTCACAATAACCGGCTTTGTAATATTTAGAGAAATTTTGACAGGAACACCCAATTCGCGAATCGATAAATTGGGATCACCGGTGATGACAGAACGTGCAGAATAATCGACACGTTTTCCCATTAAATTACCACGAATACGTCCATTTTTACTATTAAGTCTACCCATGATACATTGTAATGGACGACCGGACCGTTGTGCAAGCGGATCGGCGCCTTTCACTTTATTATTCACAATCATCGCTACAAAATACTGCAATAAATTCGTCATTCCTTCAATTGCGTTTGAGGAGGTGGATAAACTATTTGAATTATCGTTTGTCGCACCAATAGAAGACTGGCTTCTTGCATTCGATGTGCTTGCGCGTCCTCTTCCACGGGGTTCTACCCCACCACCTGCCAATTTTTTTTTAAGATCATCGTTTGTCTTCAAAATATTACTGTATATATGTGTCAAATCGTCTTCGCTTCGTTGTTGAGCATCGTGTTTTACAGATGGACGCACAGCAGGTGGTGGTACGGGTAAAACTTGACAAATCATCCAGTCGGGACGAGACCATACTGGACTAAATCCCATAAAACGAACATCATCGTCCGTTATGCGTTTGAATATTTTTAAGACCAATTCGGGTGTCATGCGAATTTTAACATTTTCTTCTTTTCCAAGTGTGTTCCATATGGCATATAAAGAAGCCATGCCTTCAAGTTTAATTTTAGTGGGTTGTCTATGACCACATCCATCATCGGTTGCATCACCACAACGTTTGATTTTGGATGCATTAAAACAAACATATTCCCATCGTTTTGACGAAGATAATTCTAAAACATGTTTATGTTGATTTTTATTTAATAGTAAACGACTGCATTTAAAACAAATACAACGACAAATTTTCATAATTTCTTTTAGATGTTGAATAAAGAACACGGGACGTCCTAATTCAATATGTCCAAAATACCCCGGGGTTTCAATATAAGTTAATCCATCCGTAGGACAAATAAAACCGGGTTCTAAAACACCCATTCTTGGGTCAAACAATCCATCAATCACCGGTTTATTATTAATATAGGTGTCTCTCTTTAAAACTTCGACAACAGAATTGCGACGAATTTCTTCGGGAGACAAAATACTAAATTGTACACCGATGATTTTGGAAGGGGCGATGGTATTTCGTTGTTGAGAATTTAAAATTGACATTACTGTATATATATCTTGTAATATTTATATACTTTTATTATACTGGTTGTAGTTTAAAATCAATTTTATTGGGTTTTGTTGTCTTTTACAGCGTTTTTATTGATAAAATAAATATTTCAAAAATGGTTTAGGGATTATAATCTTTGTTATTTGGGTTCTCTTTTACAAAAGCAAAAATCCAAACAATATAAAACATTCGATGTTATAACTATATATTTTAGAGAACATGTCAACCCGCAATGCACCATCGCATGCAAATAAAAAATATAATTTAAGAAATAAAAATGCAACGAATGAAAAAACAACATCTAAAAAGGTGGTGGATAAATCAAAAAAATATAAATCCAATATTGATGATGATAATAATGATATTTTTTTGCCTGAATTGGAAACAAGCGATGAAGAGTTTGAAGATACGAGTGATGATGATGAGGATGAGGATGAGGATGATGATGCGGAGGATGAGAGTAAGGATGATGACGCGGAGGATGAGGATGAGGAGGATCAAAAAAATACGGAGGATGAGGATCAAGATGATAAAGATTCAAACAAACAATATGAAAAATATAAAAATAAAACAAAAAAAGGAGAACAAATGTCTGATAAACAAATGTTAGATAAAATAAACTTTTATAAAGAATTGTCTAAAATATATCCTTCTAAACACATGAATAAATTATTAAAGCATGGAAAAGAAATAAATGAAATTATTGAAGAAGAAACAGAATGTAAAAAAAACAACTATAACAACACGAAAGACGTGAAAAATAAAAAGGTTTGTAAAACAAAAGACCTTTTAAATGTAAATAAAGAAAACAAGGACACGAAACAAAAAGACACGAAACAAAAAGACACGAAACAAAAGGACACGAAACAAAAAGACACGAAACAAAAAGACAAACCCGCCACAAATAAAAAGGAGGATCCATCAACAAAACTAACAAATTCAAAAGTTGTCTCAAAAGAAAAGATTAAAAACGTGACAAAAAATAATAAAAAAAAGATTGAATTGTTAGAAGATGAAGATACAGATGAATATGAAAACCATGAAACAGAAGAACATGAAAAAGAAGATACCGACGAGGATGAATGTGAAGAGGATGAAACAGAGGAAGAAGAAACAGAGGAAGAAGAAACAGAAGATGATTCGAAAAAACTCAATATTATTTTTAATATTGGAAGTAGAAGCGGCGGGAATGATGGCATATTTGATTTAGAAGAATATGATGAAAATGATGACAGTGATTACGAAGAAGAAGAAGAAGATGATGAATTTGATAGTGAAGATGAAAAAACGTTTATGAAAGAAAATTATATCGATTTAACACCCGCCACTGTAAATGACGAACAAACCACAATACAATCAAATAAAGATGAAGATGAAAAAAAGACAAAGAAAAAAGGAAAAAAAGAAGAACATTCAAAAAAAGAATACAAAAAAGAAAAGAAAAAAAAAAAAAAAAACAAAAAAAAAAAAAAAAAAAAAAAAAAAAAAAAATA